ATTAAATAGCTGGGCCGTTCTTGGTTGTTTCCATCCATGTAGCTGCTTTCAATGAAGAAAGAGCCGTGGGCGAAGTTCCCCTCGGCTAAATACTGCTGGTAGGTCCGAATACTTTTCAAAAGCTCGTTATGATTTCTTCCAACCATTTCAGCCACGTCCCGACTATCAACTACATCTATGTCGTGGAAATTAAAAACTTTAAGTTCGTTCATGCGGTCGTCTCCTTCCAACTGAATCCAGAATCTATGCAGCTCCCAAGCAAACGGTCACGCACTTCAATGGTGTTTTTCCAAAGGAGCGCCATAGCCTCCCTCACTGGATTCGCTTCCTCGCTGGACTCGTACATACTGGCAAGCAGGATTTCCATTGTACTGCAAATCTGGTTTAGGTCGTTTGCTGATTCTTCCACCGAATCACGCAACTGAATCATTTCTGGCCTCATTCCGCATCACCGCCTTTCACCGCGATAACCACCTGTTCGGCCCTTACACCCAGATAGGCGGCGGCAATACGCTTGACCCAATGCTCGTTGTTAGTCAACTGGTTAAGCAATTCTTGAAGAGTGTTTTTCTCGTTCATATGGAAAACCTCTTTTCATATTGATTAGAGGCTCCCACTGTGATAGAATGGATTTATCCAGTGGGAGACCTCTGGTGATGTAGAGTGTTGGTGTTGCTTGCTAGGCCCGCCAGCACTCTATTTTTCTACCTCAGACCTAACCTTTTGGATACCAAGCCGGATAATATCACTTCTTGTTTTGTCCAACTTCTCACAGCAAAAATCTAAGTCTTCAATCGTTTGTTTGTCGGCTCTGATTTTTAACTGTATATCTTTCGGGTTTTCGGCCTTTGGTCTGCCTGTACGGGGCGACATTTTATCACCTTCTTTCTGTGTACACATTTATTATATAGCGTGTACACAGAAAGTCAAGAGGTTTTCCAAAAATATTTCCGCTATCTCAATATGAAGTTTTCAAGGTGCAGTTAACCGGAGGTTATCCCCCTGTCCAAATCTTTACAAGATCATTCTCCGCCTCACTGTAGGTCTGCTTGATGTCGATGATGTCACGGTTCTTTCGGTAGAACTCCCTGTCAGACTTGTCCAGCGGCTTGCCCTTTGCCTTCTTGTCGCGGATGCGGACGATCTGGGCAAAGAGGCAGTCCCCTATTTCCGCATAGGCCGCGAGGATAGTCCACCAGTGGATGCCGCCTGTGTTGGTTTCGATGTCGTAGTCCACAGCGCGGGCTTCATAGCCCAGCACACGGTTGATAGGGGCAATGATGCGGGGGAAGTCCATAGGCCAGTCCACAAGGTGGGGGCCTTTCTGCTCCCGTGGCTCCTCGCCGCCGTTGATGAATCGAAAAACCTCTTTCATGGCCGCGTCATAGTCGGTCAGCTCGTCAAAATCCACATAGAAGATTTGGAGCACGTCAAGGGCCCGGTCTTCCTCGCTGGAATCGGGGTCGTTCATGGCCTCGAAAATGTCGAGGATAACCCGATAATCATAGCGGATAGCAAACTCCTGCCCGTCTATCTCCACGCTTTTTGGAAGTCCATAGCTCATGGCGTGCTCCTTTGATTACTTCTTCTGATACTTCTGGTATTTCGCTGTGTACTTGCTGATGCGCGGGTTAGTAAGCTTCTGCTCTCTGGTGAAAGTGGTATCAATCTCATCCATGACCGCCATCATCAAGTTGCACCAGACAGGGAGGCCGTTGGCAATGGCATAGACATTCATGCCGCCGAAGACAGACTCGCTCACAGGGGCCTCGAACACGCCGTCAATAATGCCGCGCATTTCAGCGTCCCGCTCTTTGGCAAACTCGAAGATTTCCTTCTTGTCCACCATCTTCTCGATCTGTGCTTTGTAGCTCTCCTGCTTCTTGTCCAGATCCTCAAAAGCGGAGTACAGCCGCTCAACGAAGTTGCTGTCAGTGGGGTTGAACGACACCTCGCACTTGCCATTCAAAGAATATGTAACAAGGCCGGAGTCAAAATTCAGTTCCTTCATAAGTTAAACCTCCACGGTTCCCGGTGTGAATTTCACAGTTCCATCACTAATCGATGCTGTACCAACAGTTCTAGTGCCGCCATATGTAACATCAATTGGCATCCCAATTGTGCCACCGCCTTCACCACCGAGCCCGGACGGCAAAATAGAGCATGAGGAGTATCTTTCAGCAAATACCGCTGTTCCGGCCGTCCCCGCATACAGATGGACAATAAGCATATCTTGATTCATCAAAGCGTTCACGTTCTGATCTTTGATAGCAAGGTTCCAGATTTTTTCCTGTGCTGCGTCATCTGCATCCAACTCACATGGGTCAAAGGTTTGTGTAATGGTTGGTTTCTTCCCGTTGGTATAGGTATTTCCAAAAATATCAACTTTGGTTTCTGTTTGCCAGTCGTATTCGGCTGAACTGTCCTCTACACGCTTACCGATTGGAGACCAAGTAGGCGTAGAGCTCTCTCCAGTGTTTAGGTAAGCAATTAACATTTCACGGCCTACGGTCTGGCCCGGCGTAGTATTAAAAGTCAAATCAGACTCAGGCATTGTTTTTCTCCTTTCAAACGCCAACTTCATATGTCAGTTTCATCAAAATCTGGTAGTCTTCATAACCGTCCTCATAAGCGGCAAATTTAGAGGATTGTGTGGTGGGCTCAACTCGGAGCGCCCGAATCTCGTCTCCCAAATCAGGAAGATTTTTTCTTGCCCAGTCACCGAAGTGGTTCAGTAGCTCGTCAGCCTCCAGGCGCTTGTCGTTGCTGCGCCCAGGCTTAATACGATAAATTAGTTTGAATTGGTACTCCGCCTGATAGCCGCCCAGGATGAACCGCTTTGTGATATAGGTCCCCTGGATGGTAGACAATGCCATACCGGTCTCGTCTCCCTGGTCAGCGGACAGAAACTCATATTTAATGATGTCCACCGGCTTTTCCGGGAAGGTATTGGCCCACACCAGCATGGAGCGGGAGATTTTATCCACTTCTTCTGTCGCCGCCAGCATGCGGGGTTTCTCTTTTTTCTCAGAGTTCACGTTTCACCGCCTTATCCGCCGTCCGAATCCAGTTGTCCAAATTCTCGGCCTTGCTGGCTTCGAACCAATGGGATTGTGCCTGCGCATGTGATGCTGTATTAAATACAAGGTTTTTGTCAGTCAAGACCTTTGTTGTGCCCTTTGATGCATAACTGCTACCTGTAGCCGGGTCTACCATTAGTTTTCCAAAATATAAGTAGCGTGCATATGGGCCTGGGTAAATCACTTCTGAACCATCTACCCGCGTCCGTTTGTCCAATGATCCGGTAAGCATCGGAACATATGGTGATGTGTCCTTCCGCACCTGGAGTGCCACAGTATGCTCCGCTTTGGTGCACTCCTCATCCAACTTGTCCCTGATTGCTTCCAGCCCTTCGGCGCGGAAACTGAATTTCAGCATTAAACCCCACCAACTTCCCAGTGAGCCATTTCACCGCCGAAGTCCTTTTCATCGACTTTAGTAATATCGTACACACCGTCGTAGTCGGCCTCTATGGTCTCTACCGTCCATTCCGGGTGTATAGCCTCACCCTTGATGAAAAAACTATCACGGGCCACAGAGAGCGTCCATAGGTCGCTTTTATCATCTGCTTTCCAGAACTCGACTGGCCCGACATACCTTCTTTGGATGCCTGTCACACCGTCCAACGCCTCAACCGAAAATGGAATGTACAGGTTGACTGCATCCGCGCTTTCCAGCCCGCTCTTGGTTACATTGGAACCCTTAGAGGCATCCAGGAGGACTCCCCGTAGGACAGTGATGTGGTTCACTGTGGTCTCCTCAAAGGTGGAATGGTCCGTCTCAACGTAGGTGTTATAGACCGTCACAACATGGGGGAACATGTCCATAGCCGCACCCCCTTCCACGGTATAGAAGGCCCGTACCGGCTAAATACTGCGCTGCAACAGATGCAAGATGTGTTTGTGCCGACTGAGCCACTGCCGTGGCCTGCTGGGCACTTTCACCGCCGCTTCGGTAAGCTTTGGACCAGCTACCCACACTCTGGCTTTGCAACTCTCCGGCCTCTCCAGCATTTGCGGAGTTTTTAAGAGCATTCAGGGCCGCTTGCTGGGCAAGGTCGATGCTCTGGTACTGTTCTGCCACGGCGCAACAGGCCATTTTCAGTGCATCCAACTCGCTGTTTGAGGCCGCCCGCCCCTGCGTGTAGTAATCCAAGAAATAACTTGCACGCAGGGACAGACGAGGGAAGTCAGCCTTTTGGATAGTCTTGCCTAGATACGCAGCAGTGTAATACTCATAATCTGCGTAAGCCATCAGGCCGCCTCCTTACTTCTTCGCACGGGCTTTCGTCTTAGCCTGCGGCTCAAACGTCGCCCCAGTGAAACTAAATTTCGCTACGCTGGAATCATCAACAAGCACCTCGAAGGTGTCATCCTTGGTCACCTGGAAGACAATGTCCGCGTCAAACAGGATGTTTTCCTTTGTGGGAGAGCCATTTTTCTTGAAGGTCATCTGTGTTCCGGTCTTTGTCAGGTGAAACGGGAAATAATACCCGCTCTGCTCGTCCGGGGCGCTGCTGAACTCGGTGTAGTTGGTCACATAATGAAATGTGCCCGTTACAGCGCCGTTCGCATAGACCTTCAGGTCATCACCCACAAGCTCGGAAACCTGTTTCCCCAATAGGGTCTGACCGCTGGGGAATAGCGTTAAAGTGTCAGACCCTATTAACCCCCCGCCGGTGCGTAAACAGCAAAAGGGAAGGCGTTCTCATTGCCGACGTTGAAGGCGTTGATGGGATTTGGAATCTCCCAGCCCAGCCGCATGACGGCGCGGAGGGCCACCATGTCGTTCTGCATCAGGTTATAAAGGATATTGCCAGTGGTGGGATCTTGTACCACGCCGCTGTCGAAAATCTTGAAGGTCATATCCTGCCGAATGGCGTAGACCAGTTGGCTCCAGTCGCCCACGATAGCTAGGGATTCCTCCGGGTCGTAAGCACCGTTCACGGGGAAGTACATGCTCATGCCGTCCAGCGCGTAGCGGGTATCCCCCTGCATATCGGTCTTGAAAATGGGCTGACCGTTCTTATCCACAAGGCCGCGCAGCTTGGCGCGCATCTGGATAGCCGCCATTACGCCGTTGGGGATATAGCCGCTCTCCTCCACTTTGGCAATCACGCCGCCCTCGCCCATGATGTCCTTGAAAATGTCGCTGGTAGCGGTCACAACAGCGCTTGCGGTAGTGGCAGAAGGGACAAGGCCATCACGCCAAGAAGTCGGCTTGTCCGTGCCGTACAGAATAGCGGCGTCGATGACCTTTCCGAATGCCTCCTGGAGTCTAGGCCGAACCTCGCCCCAGATATCGTAATCGCTATCATCCAACACCGCTTCTGGAATGGGGACGATAACCGCGATTTCCTCAGCGTAAATTTTTTTCTTGTCCCAAGCCATGTTTGTGGTCTTTTTCAGCGAAGCCTTGGAGTCGGACGCTCCGGTGGTTGGCTCACCATTGACGAAGTAGGCGGTGGGCAGTGCGTCCAGAACATTGAGGGTCTGTGTCTTACTGGTCATGTTGGGCAGCCGACGGGCCATCCGCAGCACAGCGGACTCCGTTACGGCCCCCTGGATAATTTCACGGGTTACGGGCTCAGGGATAAGCCCAGAAAGTTTGCTTCTATCGATAATGTCAACTGCCATTTATGTTCTCCTTTCATTTCAGTGCGCCCCGGATCAGGGCGTTCATTACATCGTTTTCTCCTGTTTTTGTCTTCCCTCCGCCCACTGGAGCAGTCCAGTCAAAAGAAGTCTTCTTGCGGTCGGCGGTAAGCGCGTCCACGGCCTGCTCAAAGGTGGTCTTGTCGTCCACCATCTTCCCTGCCTTGAAAGCGATGAACTCCGCCTCCTCGCCGGTCAAGCCCTTTTTCAGGACATACAACTCACGCTTCAACTGGTCTCTCTCCGCTTCTGCGGTTGTCAGCTTTCCGGAGAGAGTATCCCTCTCGCCAGTCAGCTTGTCCCAGCGTTCTTTCTCTCCGGCCTGCCCGTCCTTCCAGGTGCGGTAGGCGGTCAGCTCTTCTTCGCTGGGCATACCCTTCATGGCTTTCGCAAGCCGCTTGCCGATCATGGCATCCACTTCCTCCTGCGTGAAGGTCTTCGCAGGGGCGGGCTCCGGCGCAGGGGCCTGGGTAGGATTATTGATAGGTTCGCTCATAGTAGTTACCTCCGTTTATTGTCAGGGCCGTCGCCCTGCGGTTTTACGCCTCTCGGCAAAACAAAAAGAGCCATCAACCACCGAGGAATCCTCGGAAACTGATGGCTCTTGGCTCACAGGCTCTTGGCTCTATGCGATATTTACTTCCATGTCGTGCTTACATGCCTTGCATCGAAACGGCATGTGCTCTACTTTGGTATCCGGTCGAACCGGGAAAAGAGCTTTCCCGCAGTACGGGCAGCAATACCATGTTTTCCCGTTAATTTCTTTTATCACGCGCTGCCCTCCACAACATACCACTTGCACTTCTCGCAGACTTCATTTGCTTTATCTACGTCAAACGGCTCTATTGCAAGCTCCATGTCCATCTCGTCCTCCCGAACTTCTTGGACCTCATAGCACTCTCCATATAGGATTTCTCGCCCAAAAAGAGGGCAAACGCATTTATCATTGTGATTTTTCGCCATATCATTTCCCCTCCAAATAGTCCCGATACTTCTTTCTCAGCTTTTCCGGGACCGCTGTTACAATCTTCCCGTCAACGCTTAAAACTACATAACCGCTATCTGCCAAGAATTTCAATGTATTCCGGTCAGTCTGATACAAAACTAACCTGCTGTTATTTATGATACTCTGCGACGCTTCAATCGTCAATGCAGATCTATCCGGTTTCATCGTAAGGTTATTTGCAAAGTGGTCTGTCACGCCGCTAATCTGCGGCGGG